AATCCTCCGTCCCACCGCAGAGCGGTAGAACGGCAGCGCCCAGAGGAACAGAGGATGAAGAATGAATCTTAACCCTCACTAAGGATCCTCCCCTATGGCAATCGTAGGCACCACCGCACTCACCTACGCGGACTGGGCGAAGCGTATGGATGACGGCTACAAAGTAGCCGCTATCATCGAACTTCTGTCCCAAACAAACGAACTCCTCGACGACATGATGGTCGTCGAAGGCAACCTCCCAACCGGGCACAAGACCACAGTCCGTACCGCCCTCCCGCAAGCCACTTGGCGCCTGCTCAACACCGGCGTCCCCAATGCCAAGTCCACCACGGCTCAACTCGTTGAAGCCTGCGGCAACCTCGAAACCTACTCCGTCATCGACAAAGACATCGCCGATCTGAACGGCAATACCCCCGAATTTAGACTGAGCGAATCCCGCGCCTTCCTGGAGGGGATGTCCCAACAGGTCGCCTCCACCATGATCTACGGCAACCAGTTCGCCAACCCCGAGCGCTTCACTGGCTTCGCCCCACGCTACTCTACCAAAACCGTTGCTAACTCCAACACCGCCAACAACGTCCTTGATGGCGGCGGCACCGCTTCCACCAACACCTCAATGTGGGTCATGACCTGGGGCACCGACACCAACCACGCGATCTTCCCCAAGGGCAAACTTGCAGGCCTTCAGCAACGCGACATGGGCGAATGGCCCGTAGCCGACAGTCTGGGCAACACTTACCAAGCCTATCGAGAGCACTTCAAATGGGAAATCGGTTTCGCCCAGCGGGACTGGCGCTACATGGCGCGGATCGCCAACATCGATGTCACCCAACTAACCGGCGTCTCCGCTGCGAACCTGATCAACCTCTTAGTTCGTGCACTCTACCGCCTCCCGACCGCACCGGTCTCTGCCACCACCATCCAAACCTCGGACACCCCCGCAGTCCGCGCTGACATGGGCCGTACCGTCATCTATTGCAACCGCATCATCCGGACCTACCTCGACCTCCAAGCCATGAACAAAACCAACGTCCTCCTCCGCATCGAGGAGTTCAACGGCAAGCCCATCACCACCTTCCGTGGCATTCCCATCCGCACGGTGGACGCGGTCCTGTCCAACGAAGCACAGGTGACCTGATGTCGTTGCAGCTTGGAACGCCAATCACTTATCTGCCAACTCGCGATGATACCCTTTCTTCCAACAACACCTACGCTGTACTTGGCCTTACTGCCAGTGCAATAATCACAGGAGCATGACATGATCCTCGATGGATTTCTTCAGTTCTCTTCGGCCCAGTCTATCGCTCAGGCGGTTGGAACTTACATCAGCACCAATCAAATTGATTTTGGGACCACCTCTGGTATCCCATCTTCAGCCCTTGGTGGTGGCGCCCGAGATATTGGCATCGGTGACGACCCAGCAATGAAACTGCTGGTTCAGATCTCTACCACCGTCACTTCTGGTGGCGCAGCCACTCTGTCCGTAGCCCTTCAAGGTGCCCCAGATAACGGTGCGGGCCTTGAAGGCACATACGTCACTTGGTGGACCTCTCCTGTCTACGCACTCGCCACGCTAGTAGCCGGAGCCCGACTCTACGACATGGATATGCCTCGCCCTCCGGCAGGCGTAGTCATCCCTCGATTCATCCGCCTGTCCTATATCATCGCCGGCGCGACCACTACAGCAGGAAACGTGTCATCCTATCTCGTCCTCGATCGGCACGATATCTCCTATCAAAGCACCAACAACGCGGTCCTCGGCGGGTACCCCGCTGGGATCAACATCGCGAACTGAGGGGCAAGGACATGAAACTCTTCCGCCCCTTTATCGCTGGATTGGTCTTTGGCATTGCCGCACTCTGCGGCTTGGCCTTGGCCCAATCCATTACCTCCTCCATCCAACTCTCCCAAGACCCCCGTGGTCCATTTGGAGTAGACGTCAACACTGGCGTCTACTTCCCCGGCCATATCCTCACTCCTGCTGGTCGTCCGGTCCCGGTCGTCTCCGCCTGTGGCACTTTCACCAACGTCGGTACTGACTTCGGTGGCCGTGTGACTATCTCCGCTGGCACCCCAGCCTCGTGCACTCTAACCTTTGGCACAGCCTTCGTCACCGCACCTAACTGCGTTGTCGCTGCCCAAGGTGCCCTTCCAGCTACCACCTTCAGCTGGGCCACCACAACCACAACCCTCGTACTCACCACAGCCGCGGCTAACACGGTGTGGGACTACATCTGCGTCTCGGCATCGTGAGGAAATGGCAATGACCAAACTCCGCGCACTTCTGGCTGGGGCCCTATTGGCCCTAGCCGTCGCCAGCCCAGCAATCTACAGCTGGGCTCAGCAGCTTGCCTCCCCAACCCTTACCGGCAACGAAGTTGTCGTCGCCGCCATCGGCGGTCCTGGTGGCTCATCGATCTTTGTCCCGATTGGTGAACTCCGAAACGCCACAGCGATGAAGCCTTTCTCCGGTTCTGGCGTCCAAAACTATCAAATGCTGCCCTCCGACAGCACCTTGTTCTGGAACGGCACAGCCCCCACCTCTTGGACTATCACCACTCCTACAGCCCCCTATGATGGTCAAATCCTTCAACTGGCCACAGACACTACCCTAACCGGAAACGTCACTGTGACCCCTGCGGCAGGCCAAACCCTCCAAGCTGCATTTAGCAGCCAAACACTTACCCCCGGTACCTCCATAGAATGGGTGTACACTATAGGCACAACCAAATGGCAGAGGCTCCGCTAATGCGAAAGCTCAGCGTTGTACTCTTCCTCTGGTTGGCGTTCGCGAGTGCAGCGCTGGCCGAAAACACAGTCGGTCCTTCAGCCCAAATCCTCTGCAACAAGGTCGCCAACGTCCCTGTTGGGCCAACCACTGCGACCCAAATCGTCGCGGGCGTAGCCGGTCAATCCATCTTTATCTGTGGTTACCAAGTCACTACCAACTCCACCGCAGGTACATTCACCTTTATCTTCGGTACCGGCTCCACCTGTACCACACCTACAACTCTAATAACCCCACAAGGTGTCACCTCTACAGCCCCCGCCACCTACAACGTGGGCGTGGCCCAGATGCAGATCCCTGCTGGAGCCACTCTCTGTGTCACTCCAAGCGCAGCCACAATCGCCACTACCATTTGGTTTTCCCAATTCTAAGGAGCCCCAATGACCATACTCCGTGACGCTATCGAACACCTAACAGCCGCCGAGAAGCTCCTTGAGGAACTGGGACCTCTCGAAGACGCCACCGACAAAGCCTCGGCCGAATACGCCCAAACCGCAACTGCCCTGACCGAAATCAAAGGCCAACTCAACGACGCCAAGGCCGGCCTCTCCATCGCCCACGTCAAGAACCTCCGCGACTACGAAGAATCCATCTTCGCTAAGGCCCAGCAATCCAAAGACCTTGACGCCAAGATCGTGGATCAACAATCCAAGCTTGATACCCTCAAGGTCGAAGTCGCAGGCGCCGAAGCCCGGCATCAGCAAATCGAAGACTCAATCCAATCCCTGAGGCAACGCATTGGCTGACATCTACCGCACAGAAGTCCCGGGTGGGATCCTCTTTACCCCGATCGAAGTCTCTGCCTCAGGCACCCTTGTCTTTGGCGTAGCCGGCCGCAAAATCGTCGTCCTTTCCTTCTACTTCGTCTGCTCTGCCAACACCAACGTCAAGTTCCAAACCTCCACAGGCTCCATCGACATCTCCGGCCCGGCCTACTGCATCGCCAACGGTGGCTGTGTCAACGGCTTCAACGCCGGGGGTTGGTTCCAAACCCTGGTCGGCGATTCCCTCTTAATCAACCTCTCCGCTGGGGTCCCAATCGGCGGCAGCCTCAGCTACATCTTAGTCTAACCCAAGGAGAATACCCGTCATGGCCCTCTACGGCACCTCCAACATCGCAGCAACCACCCCAGCCCTAACCGCTGTCGCGGCCACCTCCAAAACCATGCTCCAACTCGCAGCAGCCACCGCCACCCTGCGTCGGGGCTTTCTCTATGAATGGACCGTAGGCCCAGGTTCCGTCCCCAACGCAACCGACTGCGAACTTGTTTGGTCCGTTATCAAACAAACCACCGCTGGCACTGGTGGCGTCACCCTCACCATGAATGCTATAGACCAAGCCGATGCCACTGCCGGCTCCGTCGCCTTAGGCAACTTCACAGCCGAGCCAACCGGCGCAGAAACTGGCATCCTCGACACCCTCGGGGCCAACCAACGTGCATCCTATCGTTGGGTAGTCGCTCCCGGTGGCCCAGGTGAACTCGTCATCCCCGCCACCAACCTCGCCGGTCTTGGCATCCGGACCAAATCCTCAACCTATGTTGGCAACGCCATCGTCGGCTGCAAATGGCGCGAGTGAGCCATGCACAAAGCTCTAACCGGTCTCGGGACCCTAATCGGCCCATGGGGTGAAATCAAAGAGCTCCCAACCTTCACCTGTGGCCACTGCCAAAACGTCCGACGGGTTCAACCCATGTGTGACCCAGCCGACCTTGGGGGCTTATGCAAAATCTGCATGCGAGTGGTTTGCGAACAGTGTGTTGGCCACGGCTGTGACCCATACGAAAAGAAACTCGAGCGCGAAGAAGCCCGTTTCCACGCTCGCCGCTGGATAGAAGAGGTAACATAATGGCCGCAACACCTTCACCAAACTATAACGACAAGCAACTCCTATCCAACGACGCCACATTCCAAAATCGCGTCCGACAGGCTTTGCTCTTAGCCTGTTCAAACATCAAGAATGAAGGCTCCGCAGTGGCCTTCCATCGTGAACGCGAGACCTTCCTCGTTGCCATCATGAACCAACCCGATGTGTTCAAGCTTCTATTCGCCAATATTGTAGCGGATGATACAAGTTGTATCGGCGATGCTACAGTTAATGGAACGGTGCCACTAACCACAGGCAACGTAGCGGCACAAGCCGCTCTTGTAACCGACCCACACATCGATACAGCCATCTCCGCCAACTTCAATTCATTCTTCCGTACCCCAGCGAACTAACATGCGCACTAAGATCGGCATCGTTTATGAAAGAACCGGTCAGATCCGGCGTA